GACCATCTCGTGGCCCGAAAACTCCAGGGCCAGGGGGGCAAATTCGCCAACAACCCGTGCAACGTCACCTCGGTTGAGAAAGACTAAAGCGTTATCGCCGTCCGCTAGGGTATCGAACGGTACGTTGATGTGCCTAAGCACGCCGATAACCACCGCAAGCATGATCAGTGTGTTGCCCATGCCTGTGTTAAAGTCTCCACTCGCCCTTCCGCCAGCACGCGAGAATTTGACACCCCCTGGAGTGTTCCCCTCGTTGACCAACTGCCGAGCCAGCAATGAAGCCAGCTCGCGGTCCCCAGCGTGTGCCGCCAAATACACACTGTGTTCCTGCTGCAGTTGCCAAACATCCACATGAGCCTCAAAGGCACTTCCGTCCACCTCGAACACGACGCAGTCATCGAAGGACTTGAACTTCTTTACGATGAGGTTCGCGCGCCGAGCTCCGTTCAGCCCCTTCGCCACAACCCTGGTATTCGACCCATTGAACAGCCTTTCGCCTGTGAGATAACCCCACAGCCAGTGCTCGAAAGGTTTAAGAAAAGAAGCGAGGGCCAGATTGTACCTAGGACTTCTCGGGAATATCATCCTAGGTTTCCCATACTTTCCGTACCCAAACTTCTCTGCCTTCAGAAACGCCCCTAGTATGCTATCCCGCACCTGGATAGGCTCTTCGGCGAGCGACGTCTCTGCTTCAATGTATCTACGGCGCAAAAGCCCACTATAAGATTGCGCCGTTTCCAGGTAACTCCATCTTTGACCGCCCCATCGCCGTGCTAGTACTCCTAAACGCTTGAAAACTCGGAGAACTGGGAGACGTGAGCCAGGATCGGCCGTGGGTGTGGGAGCTAGAGACCGCTTAAGTAGGGCAGCGATCTCGTTGTGGTTGCAGTTAGCATGCACTGAGGGGGCCCAACACCCCTCGATTATGTCGCCCATGTTGCATGCTGTGTACATTTTGCGCCTCTGATAAGGGTCACAGCCAAGTGGTGCTTTCAGCTCAAGGAAGGCGCCGTCGCGCAAAGGGAGTTGAGGAGCTCCCTTGCAGACGCCTCTGAGACACACCTGGCTGGCCTAATCTTTGGCGCTCCACCATCCGTTCGTCTCAGGCAGGGCCCCCGTGGTGCTGGCGCTCTGAAGGATTTTTATGCCTAGAGACTCCCGAGACGACGGGAGCCAAGACAACGCCACAGTGGGAGCAAGAGTTTCCTCTGCTTCCTCCATGGAAAATCCTTCGCGTTTAAGCCACTCCAAAGCGCGAGTACCGAGTGCCGACAGAAGGCGTGGTTCTCTGCGCTTAAAAGTGGCGTAAGCCGCCAACCGGGCGAGAAGCTCTGGGTAAAGACGGAAACAGGTGCCCTCAAACACCGCGTTTACGTACGTCAGTACCCTGACTGTCCTCTCCTCGCCCTCACCTTGGGGTTT